ATGATATAATATGGGTCAAGACCGGTTAGGCACCTAGACGCCACCGGAGGAAGCGTAAGTCTATTTCTCCTAGCCGCTGCATGTCTGCAGTCGTTTTCTACCGAGCCGCTGTCTCCTGGCGGCTCGCTCCTGGCCCAGGGGGCGTCGTCCTCCGCTTTCTGGGCCACCTACTTCTACATGAGTCGCGCCGACCAAGAGAGCGAAATGCTGCCAGCGTCGGGTTAGCCTTAGGGCTCGTGGCTCTTCAACTTATGAGGATATATACGAAGGAGGACCTATGGCGCGTAAGAAGTCTCAAACACCAACCCTTGCTCTAGCGAAGTACATGCTTGCTCTGCAGCAGTCTATGCGACTAGACCACTGGACCGTAGAACTTTCCCAAGCGCAGTCCTCCGAGGACTCCTGGGCAGACATTGCCCCACACGCACAAGCCTTTAGGGCGACGCTCCGTATCTCCCTAGACTTCTGGGGACTTACACCAGAGAAGCAGCGTCACGTCCTGGTACACGAATTGCTACACCTCATCACCTGCCGGATGGACCAAGTCGTCTCTACGGTAGAACTCAGCATGGGAACTGCGGCCTATGAGCCATGGTCCAAGTGCTTCGACGATGAGCATGAACGAGCAGTAGATAAACTTGCTGAGATTATCAGCGAGCAGTTCGACCTGCCCATTTTCTGAGCGTGGAGCCCATTGTCGGCCTCACACTTGCGTACTCGTTCGGCGCTTACGACGAGAGCGAAAGGCTACTGCTGATTGCCTTCGGATGCCAGGACTCGTTAGGGACTCGCCTGACAGTGGCGAGCGACCACCTGGCACTATCTATGGAGGACCTATGGCATTCAATAGACCGTGCTTAACGTGCGGGATTCTACAAACAAACGGCAACCGCTGTGTCTCGTGCTCCGCCAAGGAGGCCACGAAGTGGAAGGCGGCAGCCGGACCATCACCCTATCGAGACCCTGCGTGGAGGAAACTCTCCGCTCGGATGAGGAAGAAGCATCCTTGGTGTGACCTCTGTGGTACCACGAAGAACCTGACAGTCGACCATCTCCATGCCCTTAAGGATGGTGGTGCCTTGATTGTTCCTGAGCATATGTTGCGTGTTCTTTGCTGGACTTGCCATGGAAGGATTACGAAACACTGATTCGATTTGACAGTTCCCCAGCGCCGAGTACTAGACACATAGTGTCAGTTGGCTAGGTTGGGGAATGCAACCAAACTGCAACCAGTTTGTGTTCAGCATTGTTACATGTATGCAGCCATACCCTAGGGGGGTCTGAATTCTGCGTAATAACAGGGCTAGACTACCCAGCGCCGAGTGGCACTGCCAGGTTGGCTAATCCCTACCCTAGGAGTTTCAACTATGCCAGCACGAAAAGTACCGAACGAAATCAAGGCTCGCCGTGGCACGCTCCGAAAGGACCGCCTACCGGCTACGCCCCTCAATACTACGATTGCCCCACTGACCACCATCACGGTTCCGGCTGAACTCACTCCGGTCGGAGCCGAGGTGTGGTCCAAAGTTCTTGACCACGCTGGTGCTTGGATTGGGACGTCAGACCAGCACGCGCTCTTCATGCTGTGCAAGGCCTACGAGTCCTACCTGGAACTAGACGCTCGCGTCAAAGCAGAGGGTCCAGTTCTTTATACCGACAAAGGCTACGCCTACGCCCACCCCGCCGTGGGTATGAAAAATAGCGCGGAGGACAATGTACGAAAATGGATGAATCATCTAGGGCTGACACCAGCCGACCGAACAAAACTCGGAGTCGTCATGGTCGAGACAGCAAACAAAATCGACCAGTTCCGAGCAAGGCTGCAGAGCCGCAAGGATTCCCACCAAAATGGCTGACGCCACTACGCCCTGAGTTCCTAGCCAACACGCTAGGTGACGAGGTGGCGGACTTCGCAGAGGCAATTATCCCAATCGCTAAGGACAGCATCGCTGGGCTATCCGGGGAACCGCTTATCCTTCGCCCTTGGCAGCGGGAACTCCTGCGCCACATGCTTGCTCGTAAGGAAGACAACACCTTCATCCATAGGACCTACCTTGCTGGCATTGCCCGTAAGAATGGCAAGACTGCGCTTATCTCTACACTGGCCATTTACTTCGGCCTCTTCGGAGACAGGGGTGGAGAAATTTATTCTGCGGCAGCGGACCGGGACCAGGCAAAACTGGTCATGGCTCACGCCAAGTTGGCAGTCGAGATGACGCCAGACTTGAAGGACCGCGTCAAGGTATACCGCGACGTCATGGAGTTCACGGATACCGGGACTATCTACAAGGCGCTTTCGTCAGAGGCGTTTACCAAGGAAGGCCTCAGTGCCACACTGGTAATCGCAGACGAGTTGGCTGCCTGGCCAAACCGAGACCTCTTTGACGTGCTATCGCTCTCTATGGGAGCAAGGCGCTCGCCAATGCTGGTCGGCATTACGACTGCTGGACCGAAGACGGATAACACCGGCGCGGACAGCATTGCCTACACACTGTACCAACTTGCTCGTCGCCGCATCGCTGGCGAGAATGACGACGAGACCCTTGGTATGGCTTGGTGGGAAGCGGACGAACATGTCTACAAAGATGAGACGCTCTGGTATCAGGCCAATCCTGGCTTGCTCTCAGTGCCACCATTGCTGGACTTTGATGACCTAATTTCAGCCAAGGCACGAACGCCTGAGGCTGAGTTTAGGACAAAGAGGCTCAACGAATGGGTATCATCTGCGACGGCATTTCTTCCAGCCGGAACCTGGGAAGCCTGTACTGAATCTAACCTGCTTTTGAGCAGCGAGGATGAGGTAGTCATTGGCTTTGACGGTTCGTTCTCTAATGACTCAACTGCCATCGTGGCATGTCGAGTTTCAGATAAATCGCTTTTTGTTCTGGGCCATTGGGAGCGTCCTATTGACGCAGACATTCACTGGCGCGTGCCGGTTGAAGAAGTCGAGGCTCGCATGGAGCAGATTTGCCGAGAATACCAGGTCAAGGAGATTGTCTGCGACCCATTTAGGTGGCAGCGGTCAATGGAGATGTGGGTCCAGTCTGGCTTGCCAGTCGTGGAGTTTCCGCAATCGCCAGCGCGCATGGTACCGGCAACAGCAGCGTTCTATGACGCAGTTGTGAATAAGCGATTGAAGCACACAGGGGACGGCAGGCTTGCACGACATGCAGCCAACGCCACGCCATATACGACCCGTAATGGGACGATGGTGAAGAAGGCGAGCCGTGAGAGCAACAAGAAAATCGACCTCTTGGTCGCTGGAATTATGGCTCATAGCCGCGCTTCAACATTGTCGTCTTCGGTGGTGCCGAAGGCCCAACCGAAAGTGGAGTACATTGAACTATGAAATATCTCTCAAATGGTCTTGAAATTGTCGGCGCTCTTTTGGTAGTCGTCGGCGTAAGCCTGTTCAGCATTCCGGTTGCAGTCGTCCTTGCTGGCGTCTCCTGCCTGATTGCTGGCTATGCAATGGGGGTTAGCAAGTGAGCATCCTACGAAAATTGGCCTCACAGGCTGAACTCCGAGATGTGCCGCGCAATTGGTTTGCTGCTGGATACGAGCCGGGAAACCGTGCTGCCGGTGTTGCTGTAAACCAGGATAACGCGACGAGCATCGGGGCAGTCTATGCGTCGGTCAAACTCTACGCAGACACGATTGCCGCTCTACCGATGGGCGCATATATCCGAGACCGAGGCGTTCGCCGACCGGTAACTCGACCGCGCTGGATGGACCATCCCATCCCAAATAATCCAAACTACACACCATTCGAGTTCCGACACCGCATTACGTCCAGCCTTTTGCTCGACGGCAATGCCTTTATCCTCATCCTTCGAGATGACAATGATGAGATTGTAGAGACCAGGCCACTAGACCCACGCAAGGTAGAAATCAAGCGTGGCGAATTTGGTGAGCCGCTCTACCGAATTAACGGAACCGACGGACAGCACGTAACCGTTACTGCCGAGCAGATGGTTCACATTCCGCTCTTCGCCTATGGCGAGAATGACCGTGGCCTTAGCCCGGTTGAGCATCACCGTGTGACCATGGGCCTTGCAACCGCAACACAACTCTACGGCGCCAAGTTCTACGAGCAGGGTGCGTCGCCTTCCGGAATCATCAAGGTTCCTGGCGAACTCAATGCAGAGCAGGCATCGCAGTTGCGTGAATCCTTCGGGCGAAAGCACGAGGGCATTGACAAGATGCACAAGGTTGCCGTCCTTACCGGTGGCGCAGATTTCCAGATGATGTCTATGAAGATTGCCGACATGGAACTTGTTGAGACGCTCCATTGGGGTGTTGAGTCCATCGCTCGCATCTACGGCGTACCGCTGCACCTGCTTCAGTACCCTGGCGGAAACTCGTCCTATGCCTCTGTTGAGGCGGTTGGAATTGAGTGGCTGCGCCTTGGTCTTGGGCCACTTGTTGCACGCATTGAATCCGGACTTCAGCGTCTCATCGTTGGCGACACCACGTTCGTCAAGTTCAATCTTGACAGCCTGCTTCGTCCTACGACAAGGGAGCGCTATGACTCTTATGCAATTGCGCTTAACAACGGCTGGCTCAGCCTCAACGAAATTCGAGCGTTGGAAGACCGCTCGCCAATTACCGACCCAGAAGGTAGCGATTTCCGCAAGCCTTTGAATATCGGATATATCGGCGAAGTTGTTGAAACGCCGACGGAGGGCTAAATGGCTATCGAGATTTATGACATTGACGGCACACTAGAACTTGACGGTGGCGTACCTAATCAGCCCCTGGTTGATTACATTCGCCATGACGTAGAAGACGAAAGTGTGCGCATCTTTATCGTCAGCGCACGCTCTATTGAGCGTCTCGCAGAGACAGAGAAGTGGTTGAAAGACAACGAGATTCCTTACTCGGAAATCTTCCTCAACGACTTTGGCTCTACTGGTCCGAACGTTAACGAAGCCTTTAAGGCATACAAGTACTCAAAACTTATTGAGCAATACGGACTAGACGAGATTGCGTATCTTGTGGATGACGACCCTGAGGCCCGTGAGGCCGCAGAGGGAATGGGCATCAAGGCATACTCACCGCGTGAACTTCTCGACGAGGAGGAAGACGAGGAGGAGCGTGCGATTGTTGATGTTCCTGACTATATCCAGACTGCCGCGACAATTGGCATTCAATACTACGAAGACGGTCTTGCCGGTGACGGACTTGTTCCTGAAACTGTGAGCGAGGCACGAGACCTAGCATCCGGTCGAGTAGACGACGAAAAGGTTGTCCGCATGGCCGCATGGATTCGCCGACATCGTGGTGATTGGGAATCCGTTGACCGAAATAATAATCCAGACCACGAAGACTTCCCAGGGCCGGGAGCAGTTGCTGCCTACCTCTGGGGTGTAAACCCAACAGCGCCTGATGGTGCCGACCGAGTTCTGCTATGGGCAGACCGGATTACTACTGCATCAAGGGCAATGGAGTTTGACGTGAAAGAAATTGAAACGCGAAGTACGCCGATTGGCGTGTTCTCGATTGAGGAATCAGACGGACAGAAGACATTCTCCGGATATGCTGCCATCTTTGGTTCGCAGTCCGCAGGTCTTGGCTTCAATGAGGTCATTGCCCCAGGCGCCTTCAAGCGAACTCTTTCACGCGCTGAGCGTGGTGAGCGAACAGTGAAGTTCCTGCATGGCCATGACGAGAGCCGCATGCTTGCATCTACTGCGAGCGGACGACTCACGTTGAAGGAAGATGAGATTGGACTTCGCGTCGAGGCAAAACTTGACCCAGCAGACCCAGACGCCGCAGCCGTTATTAGCAAGTTGTCCAACGAGGCCGCTGCTATGGGCATGTCGTTTGGCTTTACGGTTCCAAAGAATGGCGACTCTTGGAACGGAGAGACACGAACACTGAAGGAGATTAATCTCTTTGAGGTGAGCATTCTCTCTGGACACACGCCAGCATACCCAGCAACCCTGGGTTTGACCGCCGTTCGGAAGGTCGCCGAGCCGAAACTCGGTATTGACGCCGAACGTCTCATTTCAACCCTTGAAGCCGTCAAGGCAGGTAAAGACCTGACCGATGACGAGGCCGAGGTAATTGAGCAGGTTCGCACCAAGTTGGGACCTAAGCGTGGCATTGACCCTTCGGTCGCTGCTGCGACGGTTCTTCTGGAGCGCCTGCGCAATGAAGAGTTTTAAGCCACGAACGCACTGTTCCGCTGCCCTGTGTAGGCAAGCCCACAGTTGACGTATCTCGCTTGGACTATATCAACCAACAATCTGTCCTAAGAGACAGGCATATAGATAGGAGTCATTAAAAATGGCTGACATTAAGAAGATGCACGAGAAGCGTGCGTCGCTCCTTACTGAGGCTTCGGCGCTTGTTGCCGAGACCGCAGAGAAGGGCGAGGCCCTTGCTGGCGAGTCCCAGGCTCGCTTCGAGGCGCTTACCAATGAGGCTGCTGCTCTTGCGGCTGCCATCCACTCGGAGAAGAATGCAGTTGAGGCACGCGATGCCGCTGCTGCTGCTCGCGCCGAGTTCACGACCGTTCTTGCTCCAGTGGCTGCTGCTGCTGATAAGGACGAGGCTGCGGAACTCCGCCGCCTTGGCCGCGAGGGTGGTTCAATCGAGTCCGCTTACAGCAAGCGCGACGTCACGAAGTCAACCGGCCTGGGCAACCCAGTGTCCGTTGCTGACCGCGTGTGGGTCGTTGCTGGCCAGGTGAACCCGTTCATCAACCCAGGTGTTGTTGACGTCATGAACATGACGACCGGCAACCAGATTCTTCTCCCACGAGTTACTGCGCTTGGTACGGCTGCTGCCGTTTCCGAGGGTGCGCAGATTAACGAGTCGGACGGAACTCTCTCGAACCTTGCTCTGACCCCAGCAAAGTACGCGACGCTTCTCCAGGTTTCTCAGGAACTTGTGAACGACGCTGCCTTTGACATTACGGCGTTCGTCGCCGATAAGGCTGGTCAGGAAGTCGCAATTGCGCACGGCGCTGTTGCGGGTCCTGCGGTTGCCGCTGCTGCCACGGTTGGCAAGCAGGGTGCCGCTGTTGCACCTGTTTATGCGGACCTTGTTGACCTCATCTATTCGGTGAAGCAGCAGGCCCGTCGCGCTCCTAAGCGCGGCTTCATCATGAACGACGCCACGATGGGCGGAGTCATGAAGTTGCTCGATGACCAGAACCGCCCAATCTTCGTGCCTGGCGACCTTAGCCGCCCTGACACGATTCTTGGCTTCCCGGTCTATTCTGGCGCTCTCGCCGACACCGGCGACGAGGCCCTGAGCATTGTCTTTGGTGACCTTGGTGCCATCAAGACCGTGCTTGTTGGTGGCGTGGACATTGCTTCGAGCGCGGACTTCGCGTTCAACTATGGCCTCATCACCTATCGCATCCAGGTTCGTGGCGTAACCGGCCTCATTGATGCCGCTGCCGTCAAGTCCTTCAAGGGCGCGAACGTCTAATTTTAATTAGGCGCTAATGGGAACGGGGAGGGGCTTCGGCCTCTCCCCGCTACCTCACAGACAGGAGAATATTATGCGTGTACGAATGCTTGAACACATCCTAGGAACCAGGAACGGAAAGCAATGGCCACTGCGTGGCGGATACATTGACCTTCCACAAGGAGAAGCAGAAAATCTTATGGCTCACGGTTATGCAGTTGCTGCTCCAGAGGAGCATCACGAGCAACCAGTCGAGCGCGCTATCGTTGAGGAGACAATCCAGGTAGCGACCATTAAGCCAAAGCCGACTAAAGGCCGAAAGAAAGGCTCATAACCATGCCAAACTTTTCAAGTTCACAAGTCACCGTTACGACAACCGCAGCCCTTGTTCTGACCGCAGACACTGACGGATGCCGTGTCATCTTCCATGTTGATACTAACGGAAGCCACATTGTCTACCTTGGAGCGGAGGGGCTTACTACCAGCACGGGCTTCTCGCTTCACCCTGGAGATAACATCCAGGTAGCCCTTGCGCCAAACTCTAAAGTCTATGCAGTTACTGGCACTGGAACGGAATCGTTGCAGATGCTGATTGTGGGGAACTAATATGTCCTATGCAACACTGGCCGAATTTAAGGCCGCAATCGGAATCCAGGACAACTCTGATGACCAGGCGCTGCAGGCAGTTCTTGATGCCACCGATGACCTCATTAACAACTATTGCGACCTACCAACCGGCTTTGA